CTATAAATTTTCAATAAGTTTATCCATCAAATCAGCCGTTTCTTTTTCTTCTTCTTTTAACACATCGCTATAAACATCCAAAGTAATATTAATATTTTTGTGTCCCAACCGAGTTGAAACATATTTAATATTTGCTCCTGCTTCAATTAGAAATGTTGCATGTGTATGTCTTAGTCCGTGTACAGTTATGTTTTGAACTTCTGCCTTTTTGCATAACAGACGAAACATATACGTAATTCTTGATTGTGTGATAGGTAAATTTCGAGAACTTAAAATAAAATAGTCCTTATCGCTTAAAATTATCCCTTCTCTGAAAAGCCGTTCTTTCTCATGATTTTTGTATTTTTTTATTAAAGTGAGTAATGAGTTGTCAAAATAAACTTTACGTATACTGGTTTTTGTTTTAGGTTTGTTTTCACCGTAATCACCACGTGTAGAATTGATATCGAAATATTTTTCGTTTAAATCAATATCATTCCAACGAAGCCCCATCAATTCACCTTTTCTCATTCCAGATTTTAGCAGAGTCAAAAATATAACTTGTGTTTGAATATCTTCGTTTTCTAAAACCGCCACAAATCGCTGTAATTCCTTTTTAGAGAACGAACGAACATTATTACTTAAATCAAATTTAAAGCCTGTTAGCGTGTTACTAGGGATGATTTGATTGTGTACCGCAGCGTTAATCATCCTCATTACAATTTTATGCCACGTTTGAATAGTTGATTCTGTATATTTGTTTTCTTGTCTTAATTTGTCAATAAATTCTCGTTTATAAGTAATCTTATTTAAAGAAGATAGCTTTTGATTTCCAATCAATGGTGATATGTGAAATTTAACAGCGGATTCAATGTTTTGTTTTGTTGAAACACTCCAATTATCTTGGGCGTAAGGTATCCAGACTTTGATCCATTCATCTATGGTGAGTTGTTTATTTTCGATGAAGGAAGTGTTCTGTGTTTCTAAATCATATTGTATTTTTAGCAATGCTTTATTCGCCGCTCTTTCGCTTTCAAATCCACGTTTGCTAGCTTCTTTTCGGTGTTTTAGAGAGTTATAATAGGGATAGCGATATCCCCAAAAAGTTCCTTTTTTGTTTGAGTACGAAAAAACATATTTGTATTTTTTGGACCAATTTAGTTTCGCCATATTTTCACGTCCCTTTCTTTGTGGTAAAATAGGCGTAACAAAATAAGCCTATTTTGGTTCTATTTTTAACGCACTAACTTCTTGGTCGGAGAGGGTGCGTTATTTTTATTGTAATAATTCACGTTTTTTTATTTCAAATTCTTGTTTTGTAATAATGCCATCATCTAACAAAGCTTTAAATTTTCTTATCTCGTCTGCAGAAGATAATACGGTGTTATCTTTATTGCTTGAATTAGTTTTTAGTATTTGGTCCAGTTTTGCAATTAATTCGTTGTATCTATCCATTAAACCTTTACCAATCATAGAATCAGTTTTTGTTTCAGTTGTGATTAACATATATTTTACTGTCTGATTATTAGGAAGATGTAACATAACTCCTAATTGCTTAATGGAAGTAAATTCTTTTCCGCCTGTTCCAGCACCAACTAAAGCCCCAACAGGTCCAGCTAAAACGCCGCCAACTACTGCACGAGTTATTCCGTGATGTTTTTTTATATGGCCACCAACAAAAATATCTGTGTAATTAATCAAATCATCATAGTCGATAACTTGTTGTTTTCGTGATTCAGAAATACTTTTTGGGATAAATATTTTTTTGTCTGAATCATTAAAATAAATTTCGCCTATTACAATATCATGATTATTTTTAAAATATTCTTTTATTTGCTTTTCTTCGGCTTTCTTTACCTTTTTTTCTTCTTTATTTCCAAATAAAAACATACTATATTCCTCCATTTTTGTTGTTAGTTTTATCAACAAACCTCAAAATAGGTTTTAAGTCTGTGTTCCTACACGAGCTTTTTTACGCAAAATTAATTCTTTGTAGTTCACAAGCACATCTTTACATAACTAATTAATTTTGTTGAATCATAGTTATATCTATATTGATTAATAGCTGATCTAGCTAAGCATGGATTTAGTAAAAATATTTTTGTTAAAAAATCATATAGCCTTACGTATAGTGCTGCAGCACTCATTTCAAATTCTTCGCAAATTTGACGGAAAGACATTTGTTTTCTCAAACATTCTTTCAATGCTTCATTGTTTATTAAAGCAAGGGATGCAAATATATTAGCTCTTATTTCTTTTGGTTCATCTTCGCTAGTGTATCCTTTTCCAGTAATTAAATCTGAAAAACTTTGAGACTTGCATTCCTTATTCATATCAAAAAAATAATGTGCAGATTCATGAAGTATTGAGAAATTTTGTCTTCCTTTAACCATTGTTGAATTGTAGGAAATTCCGCATTTATCGTGAAATCTTATTATGTTTCCTGAAAATATTTTTCTTGAAACATCACCGAAACTATAGGGAATTATGTCAACATTTTCTACGTCAATCATATAATCTTTGTAGTGTTTCCATCTTAACTCTTTTAATTCAATTCCATAGTAATTAGCAACTTTTTCAATAATAATATATGTCTGGTCATGATATTCAAAATAAGTATCGTAGTCTAAATACATAGGGGTCATCCAATCATTTATTTTTAAGTCTTGATTTCATGAATTCTAAGTACTCTTTTAATTCTTCTCTGAGCTGATCTTTTTCGGATTCAGTTAAATCTTCTGTATTTACACGGAAGAAAGTTGTAATTTCATCTTCTTCTAAGTTATCAGAATTTGGATTATCAGTACGACCTAGTAGATAATCGGTAGTTACATCAAAATATTCAGCAACTTTTTCTAAGGTTTCTGCTTTAGGACTACTTTTTTTCCATGAATATATTGAGTTACGGCTTAAATTTAATTTTTCTGCTAAATCAAATACGGATAATCCTTGTTTTTTTGCTAGATACGAAATCCTTTCAAATAAGGTCATTTTAGCATATTCTCCTTTGTTGAACAGTTATTTAATACAAAACTTTTAACTTTACTGTTTACAAATTAAAAGTTTTGTATTATTCTGTTCTTGTAAGTTATTTAGATAGAAAAAAGCAAATTAAAAACACTACCTTTAAAGCATTAAGTTTGGCGACCGAGTGCAAAATAAAGGCTTTGCTATGTTTTTTCTATACACCGATAGTACAAAACTTTTAACTTTGTGTCAATAGTTTTGTAGTTTATTTTCTATCTAATTAACTTACTAATACTAATGAAAGGAGCATCGAAAATGCCAGACACATCAGTAAGTCGTCAAAAAATTCGTGATTACTTTGAAAGTAAGGGAATTTCGTTGGTTAGTGTTGCTACCTATTTTGATATTCCAAGACAAGATTTGATCGATTATCTGAACGGAAAAAATAAAAGTAAAAAAGCACACGAAACACTTTTGGCAATTATCGACTTTTACAAAATCAGATAGGAGGAATGAAAATGGAAAATTTCTTAGATACATCTTCAAAAAACTTTCTATACAACATTATTGAAAAAATCCTGAGAAAAATGTTCGAGCAAGTCATAAATGAAGCTAGTCAAGGATTAAATGAACGTGCTGAGTATTTAGACATCAAACAGTTATCGTCTAGATATTCAATGTCTGTTCCTGAAGTTGAACAAAATTTTGTAAAAGATAAACGTATGCAAATGATCGAAAAAAGAAAGCCTGGTACTAGCAAGGGAAAAAGATATTGGCCTGCTAAAGAAGCTATAAAAATTTGTAATGACATCATGAATCATTGGGATTAAAGAAACGGTGATATAGAAATAATTTAGGGAGGTTTTACAAAAATGATTATTTGCTACAAAGGCGAAGATTTAAAAGTGCAAGAGACTTGTAGCACATATGACAACATTTCAGTTGTGTTGTTTAAAGGGCAAAAACGAGTGTATAACCATCGAACAAATGAAATTGTTGGCGGCGATGAACGCTTGCCAGAAGCAAAAGCAATTCGAAATTTTAACGGTTCTGTGATGGTTTTAGGGAGGTGAAAGCAATGAAAAAAGTTTATCAATCGCGTTTGGTGTTGACCTTATTTGCCGCATTTCTTTTTGGGATTATCGCAAGAGAAAGTACAAGTTTAAATATTCTGTTACTAATTTGCGGACCTGTGGCTGCGTTGTTATGGGTACATCACGACGAAGTGAAATATCAAAAAGAGGTGAAATAAATGTTAACAGCTAATGAAGCTTTTTTAGTACGCGAAGCAGTACGAGAAAAGATTGAAACGTTAAGAGATGCAGTACGTCACGAAAGTGCAAAGCATCCGACAATGCAAGACCTTCGCACGTTGAAACATTTTCAAGCAGAACTAGAACGTTACGAAGTTGCTTATCAAAAAATGCTCAATGAAGTGGGGTGTTAGGTGGTGGCTGCTGTATTGAAACAAAAAGAGCCTACCTCGTCCGCCAACGAAGTAAGCCATTAAATAAATAATCTATACAAAGGAAGTGTAACACATGGAAAAAGAATTTGTCATTAAAATTGGAAAACTTTATATCAAAAGAAGTTATCAAGGGAATAGCCGTGAGTATCTAGGCTTTGGGTTTACCAGTGATGTAAACGAGGCGAAACGTTTTTACGAAGATGAACCTGTTACAACTGTAAAAAATGAACGATACGATAGAAGAACTGTTCAAGTTGTTAGCTCTAACGGACTAGAGTACGCCAATTTTGTAGCAGAACAATTGGGTGGTCAAGTATACGAAGTACAAACAACGATTAAGTTGTCAAAGGTTTAGGGGGAGAAACGCAAATGAAAAACTATTATCATGTAAAAACGCAAGAAGCATACGATAACTTAATGACCTTTTTGGAAACGCTAGGTTATAGCTGGACTGGTGGTGATAAGCCAACGGAAATTGATATTTTTCATATGCTTGGAGCGGAAACATTTATAAGCGTAAGTGAAGAGGAAAAGAGATTATTGTATGCGGATACTCATACCTTTAAACAAATTATCGAAATTGACGGTGTAAGTTTGATTGAATGGACAGCAACTTCACCTAAAAAATCAATCGAAGTCTCAAAAGAATTTGACGAATGGGTTCAGAACAGTAAAGAAGCACATATTGATTATAAAAGTTGGTGTATTTGGCAAATTACTAAGATGGGATGGGATCACTGGTTGAAAGATCCTATTACAGATAAAACGCTGCTTCCTTCGGAAGGCTTTGATTGGACGGAAGAAGTAGAAGAAAACAAAGAACTGCATACACGTGCGATTCTTGATGGTTACACAGTGAAAAAAGAACCGATGTATGAAATTCCCTTGTCTTGTTTAAAAACAACGGATGGAGAAGTTCAGTATCTAAGCTATAAAGATAAGACATGGTTTGCTAGTAGAAAACATACTTGGCTAAAACAACGTTTCACAGAAACAGAACTAAGAGAAAAAGTACCTGAATTTTATCGGGAATTAGCAAAGGAAGTGTAACGCTTTGTTATCACCTTACAAGAAAATTAGGCGAAAAGCGGGCATGTCACAAGAAGAATTGGCAAAAAGAATGCTACTTCCTGTGAAGCTGATAAAAGTTTATGAAAAACGTAACGTAGACCCACCGTTGCATTATCACGCAAATTTTAAAGCGATTTTCAATGTAACAGATGAAGACATTAACCGATTAAAAACAACTGGAGGAATAAAAAATGCCAAAAATTAACTTAGCAATTGAAGCAGATTCAGCAACAGAAATGAAAGAAATTTTATCTCAATTAGCAACGGGAAGCGTTGTAGAAGTAACGCAATCTTTATATGTACCAACTGAAAATATTGCAACTGAAACGATGTACTTTGAGCATGATGCTTCGGGCGAATTTATCAAAGTTGAAAAAGGGGAATCATTAGAATTTTTAGAAAAAGATTGTTTTGATCCTCGTACAAAAGAACAGTATGAGGAATTCATAAATAAGGAAAAAGCAGCGAAGAAAGAACCTGCAAAAAAG